GTGCTTACAGCAGCTTCAATGCTGCTGGCACCAAAGCCGCCAAGTTTTGACGAAGGCCCTGATGCAATTCGCACATCAGATATTCGTGGTCAAACGAAGTTTGCTGAGCTGTTTGGTTTTGACAGCCTTCAGGACTTAGCAGCGCTTGGCAGCATCCTTCCGTTGATTTTTGCGAAGCGAAGCACGCTGCCTTATGACATTGACCCTACGACCAATCCAGAAAATCCTGAGGTCTCTCAAACGGTTGTTGGCGGTATCCGTGCCAAAGGGCTGTTGATTTGGTCTCAGCTGTTAAGTAAGGCTTCACACCAAGAGCTAAAAATGTTGACGACGCTTGGCTTGGCTGAGCTTGGTGCGACACCTGATGCTCGTGGTCTTGCAGTTGGCGATCAGCTGCTGCGTAACTATCAAGATTCTAGGTATGCAGCTTATTTTCGAGACAACTTTGAGACTAAGGGTCGGATCATCGAGACAACCCACAGCATTGCGTCTGCTGGCTCGTTAGACGCGAATGAATTCATCGGCAATGTCCATAAAGGCACGGACGTTTTCAAGGCGTTTTATCGGGGAACCGGGGACTACGAGGAGCTGATTTGCGGCACTAGAACGCCTAATTCACAGCGTTCATTCGGCTGCCACACTCCAATTTCAAATGGAGCAGCGTTTTACCTGGACTATGAACTGGTTCAAATTTTTGATCGCGAAAAACCTTTGCAAGAGTTGATTGACGATTTTTTGAACGGGCGACCTGTGTTAGCTGAAGGCCCTCTTGGAATTAAAGAGTTAAAAATAAATTTGGCTTATGCAGGCCGTCAGTACGCAGAAGTTTTACATGACGAAACTGGTACTCAAATTAGTAGAGCAGATGAGTCAAATCCTGTAATTAACGTAGAAATTGAAAAAAATCAAAGTTTTAATTTTATAAATAATGCAGGCAGAGAGGATGCAGGAGATTTTCCGCCACATGGCACGGCTGACATCAATACGGCTATCGACCAGCGCATGGTTGATGCAGACACAAACATCAACCTGGGGGATTTGTACCTATTTGGAACGGCATTAGTACAGTGCGTAAACATTGCCCACAACGAGCCTCTAGAGCCAGGCAATACTCGCGGTAATAGCTATCAATTTCAGTGTAAAGAGCCAGGCAGAGCTGCTTTAATATTCGGTACTTACGCATCTTCAAGTAAAAGCGTTAAAGATAAATTTACTCAATTTTTTGGCAATAACGCAAAAGGCAACCCTTCGTATGGTCACCACATCCAAAAAGTAAGCATTGCAACAATCACCAACAACAGGGCTTGCGATCAAACTGAGATAGGAATTAAAAGCGTTGTTTTCAAGAAAATAAACAGTTTTGCCAATGTTCCGTCTCAGCCAAACGATGCAGCTCTTGCAGAATTTCAAGGTTGAATGTCGGGAAATAAACGCTGCAAATGACGGTGAATTTCACGATATTTCAAGCGCTCAAGTGTTTGCTGTTAAAGGCAATAACCCTCAACCCCAGTACAACACACTGCGAATTAGTCATCCAAAGCGGATGCAGTACGAGTTCAGGATCATGCCTGTTCCAGGTTCAGACGTAGTTGACAGGTTTATTGGGGACACACAAGGCACTTCAAACCCTGTGCAGTTGCTTGGTAGAGGTGAGCTTCGGACAGTACACAGCAGCCAAACGTCGCTTGGCGATTTTCAAATTTCTTATACAGGCAAAGAAGAAAGGCTGACTGTAGACAAAGTTTCAAATGGGGAATTTAAATTTACTGGGACTGATAGTGTAGAAATAATTACTAGCGGTATCGTTGAAGAATTTACGGCAAGGGCAAATGGTCCTGTTCCCATGGAGGTCAGTTTTGACCTGCTCGGGACAAGACTGGAATATGACGAGGATGCCAGAAAACTAGATTACGGCGTTCTAATTAACGTTCCAGATCCCAACGATAACCGATTGGCTTATGTCCGCTGGGACGGTGATCCTGTTGAACTGGGAGAGATTTATAGGATTGGCGCGTTCAGTGGCAAAACTGTTGAGGGTAAGCAAGAGTGGGTGCGAGATGAAGTTAGGTTCAACCGCACCGATCCTTCAACCGCTAATCACAATTATGTTCAGTTTGATGGCAGCCGTGTAAGCCTTGCTATTTGGGAGGGTGTTGATGTTACAAACCAACTAGAGCAGCCTAACGATGTAGATACGACAAAGCTGTATAGAGCACCTGAAAGCGTTTCTCAGGCAGAACAAGCCGTTGTCACTCCTGCAACTGAAGAACGAGTTGTTGAAGACAATCCTAATTTAAACGGTGAGTTGTTTGCGCCAAACCTGTTCTATGTATTTATTAAAAACCCAGGTACGGCCCAGGAGCAGTATGTAGCTGTTTGGAACGGAGTAGACGTATCTGCTGAAATTAACCAATTTGTCAGTCCCTCCAATCCAATTAGTTATCGGGCTGGAAACCTGGCTTATTTTGACACAGCTTTAAATCTGCCTGTATATCGAATTTACCGGATTCGCTATGTAGCTCCTCTTATTGGATATTTTGGCAAGATTGAAAAAGGAGAATACGTTGGTGACTTGATCGACAGAAAGCTTTATTACATTGAAAAGTATCAAAAGACCGAAACGCTTCCAGACTTTGACGTTGCTCCGGCTAATTACAACGTAGTCGGAGGCTCTGGTACGGGGCTTCAAATTAGTGCATCTAGTTTTGCTGTAGGCCAATGGCAGTGGGAGATAGTAAATGGTGGGTCCGGATATAAAGTTGGCGAAGCTGTGTCGGCCAGTTTCACCAACAGCGACAGCACTGTTACTGGTGTCACCTTGTATATCGGAAACACATCGGAAGTAACTCGAATACAGCCTGGCAAAGAACCGCTAAACATCCTAGATGCAGTTGCTGACTACCCCAAGTATCAGGCTGAGCAGACCAGCCATCAAGACGGTCCGGAGCATGAAATTGCTTTCGTCAACGAGCAAATTAAACCTGACAAAGTAGCTGAATATGATGATTTGTCTTTGCTGGGTCTTCGTGTTCTGGCTGGCAAAGACTGGACATCGATGGGTCAACTCAGTGCTTACATTAAGCAAGGCATAAAAGTCGAACGTTTGATTGACGACAACGGGGAGGAAGTGGGCCCTGGAGTGTTGAGAGCCTCAACCAATAATTTCGCAGAGATTGCATACAACTTATTGACGGATGCACGCATTGGAGCGGGCAAGCGAGTGCCTAGCGCAACTGTTGATCGTGACGCAATGACGATTGCAGCTCAGTTCTGCCGTGCCAATGGTTTTACATTTGATGGTATTCTTGAAGACCGTCAGGCGTTACGAGATTTTATTTCGACCAACGCGGCATTTAACCTGCTTGATTTTACGATTATTGGCGGCAGGTTTGCTTTAAAGCCTTCAGTGCCTTACAACGAAACAACGTATGTTATCGACAGAAACAGAAATATAAACGATGAAATTAAGGCACTGTTTACTGATGGAAACATGAAGGACATGCAGGTTAGTTTCATGCCCCCACAAGATCGGCAACTATTTAAGGCAGCTGTTGCTTATCGCGAAGAAGTAGATAACGGTTTTTCGGAGCAAAAAACTGTACGCATCAGGTTTGCAGATACTGCACCGTATAAATCGCCAGATTCTGCTCGAAATGACAGCTTTAAATTTATCAAGGGTTCCGACACTGATCCTGAGGAGTTCTTAGATCTAACTTCTTTCTGTACCAACAGAAACCACGCAAGCACGATTGCCAAATACAAGCTGCGTGTTCGAGCCCATACTGATCACACGATTAGTTTTAAAACGACGCCTAGCTCGGCTTTAGCGTTGCAGGCTGGCGACTACATCAAGGTTGTTTCAGATCGGACTCACACAAGTCGTTTCAACAACGGCAGTGTTGATGCCTCTGGCGGGATCACGTCAACAACAACGTTAAACGACGGGCCGCATGACGTTTTCTTCTGGACGCCGGGAGGGACCGACACCAGGATGCAGGAAGGGACGATGAACGTATCTGACGGCAAGACAGGCGATCCAGTGTTCTTCAAATCAATTTTTACGACGGTTCAGACAGACAGACAGGCCCGTGTTTATCGCGTGGACAGCCTGACGATTGACGACGAGGGCTACGTGGACATTGTTGGAACGCACCAAGAGCTAACAAGCAGCGGGACGCTGGCTACACTTGTGGACAGGGCGTTTACAGTTGGCGACATAAACCTGGAGCAGTTTGAGATCTCTGAGGACTAATGACAGCAGTAAGTTTCCCCGCTTTAGTCCCCAGCAGTCGCTCATACGAGCCGGGTGTGTTTCCTGAGACGCAGTTCCAGGCACAAAACGGTGCAGTGGTCCGGGTGCGTTATGGCAACCAACGAGCAAACAGTCGCCTGAGCTTGACGTTTGCAAACATCACCGACACAAACGCTTCACTGATTTTGCAGAACTATGTGGACGTGATGAGCGGCGACAACTATGCCGAGTTCACGGTCAGCAACGTAGCCGCTGGCGCGTCCGAAAACTTGACGCCTTGGATTCGGGAGACAAACAGCCTGTTGAAGTGGAAATACGCATCGCCACCATCAGTTACAAGCGTTAAGCCAGGACTGTCTACAGTGACGTGTGAGTTCACTGGCGAGCTTGAGGGTGCCTGACCATGGCTAAGTATTACGCGGGTCAAGACGGCAGCGTTGAGTTTGGAACCTCTTCAGCCAACACTGCCGCCGTTGCCAAAGTTGTGCAGTGGTCACTGACTGCCAACACGGATGCGTTGGAGGTAACGACACTAGGCCAAGACGTTCGGGCATTTACGACCGGAGTGCGCTCAGCTTCTGGGACGATGACTGTTTTGTATTACGAAGACGCGCCAGTCAAATTGCTAAATCAGGTCAATCAGGACACTGACGCTGACAACACAATTTCGTCACTCGCAAGACTGAAGTTGAAGTTTGACACTAAGTCTTTGGAGTTTGACGCGGTGCTTACAAGCGCTGAGTTGTCATGTGTTGTTGGTGAAGTCATGCGGGTCAATGTGAACTTCACTATGAGCGGCGATTTTGCTAGTAAGTCACTATGACCGTCTTTGTAGGCAATTCAGGTCGTATCAGGCTGCGCCGTAGTACGCCGGAACGGACGTTTACGGGCACTGTTAACTCTGGCGACATAAACGTCAGCAAAAAGCGTTGGAGCTTTGACTTTCCGCAGGAAATGCTCCTGACTGGCGATCTGTTGCAGATTAAAAGCACAGGTACGTCTGCTGGCCAGAATTTAGAGTTTATTGCCGCATCTGGCTGGGACGGCGGCAGCCAACTGCCTGATGGAGCCTGGTTTATTCACGTTGACGAGCTAGGCGGAATCTTTCTTTATGACACTTTTGCTAACGCATTAAACGGTCAGAGCACAGGCAAAATTTCTTTAGCTGCAGTTTCAGCCGGTTATTCAATCAACATTGAGGTTACAACCGTTCAGGCTGAGTACAACATTCTTGGCCTGGTTCGTTCTTTTGAGCTGAACAACGACCGCGAGGTTGTAGACATCACCGCCCTGGGCGATGAGTTTCGTAAAAGGGAAAGCAGCCTAATTAGCGGCAGCGGCAGTATCGAATGTCAGTTTCATTACGATCCAGATGCTGCTGGTTTGACGGGCGATGTCGAAGCGCCTAATTACCTTCACGAACTAATTCTGCGGCAAAAGCTTGGTGCGGAGTTTGATGCTGAGCTTTACATCGTTGAGCAAGGCAAAAACACTGAGGCAAGCAATGATTTCCTTTATTTTGACTTTAAAGGCATCGTGACGAACGCTGCAATTGCATTAGGCACTGGAACGTTGACGGTCTCAAACTTCAATTTTGTGACCACTGGCGCGATCTCCATGAGGCTTGGGATTGGCGAAATCACCAACTATGTGCTGAAAGAAGACGCCGATCGCATCCTGCTTGAGCAGCCTGGGAGCGGTAAGCTAGAGCTTGAAGATTAGTCTCGTAG